GAGAATTCATCGAAGATCGTCGTGAGCTGCTTTAAATCGGACGGGCCGATCGCCATCATAGCTTCTTACGTCGTGCATTTCGTGCCGCCTGCCACAATCAGAGCATGAAGCATATAAGCCATTGCATTCATGGCGGCGGCCATGCCTTCGCCGTACTCTTCGGAATCTTCGTCGAGCGTCGCAAGGCTGCTCATGTTCTTTTTGAGCTTATTCAGACCGCCGGGATATTGGGACATGATTTCCAGAGCGCGGAAGTTCACGCCGACGGAAATAATCTCGCCGGAAGAAAGCTCATAATCGCGTTTAGAGATCGGGAGCGACATTCGCATTCCTCCTTATCAGGCATTCGTCAGCGGGGCAAGAAGGGGCTTCTCGTAGAACTTATCTTCCGTGATCGCGGTCGCGCCATCGGCGAGAAGCTCGGTATCATATTCGAGCTGGAAGTCGCCCGCATCGTTGAAGGTTTCGACCTGAATCGTCGCCTTCGGGTTCTGAGTGTTCGGGCCGCTCTTGTCCTTGGTCTGCGCCGCGTCGGTCATGGAAACGAGCTTGCACTTCGGATACCAAACATATTTGACCTTGCCGCTCTTCTTGGGATAGGTCACGCCGTAAGCGAAATACTCGCCTTCGTCGTAGGTGTTGCGCGTGATAAAGCCGTCCTTGACCTTGTTTCCGCGCATACGAGCAAGCAGAAGGGGCGGGAACGCGAGAGATTCAACGGCCAGCGTGGGCGGCTCGTTGGAAACGTCGGTTTCGTAAACCTCGTTGGAACCATAAACGGGTTCGGTGGAGCTTTCCTCGCTGGTCTCGATAGAAGCGACGGTCTTCATCTTGGAAACATCGGTTTCAAAATTCAGAACGCCGCCTTCGCCCGGTTCGGTGTGAAAACAAAGATACTGAGCGCCAACGCCAACGCGGCGCATGGGCTTTACATTATTGATAGCCATTATTTAACCCCTTTCCATTGTTTCGATCATGGTTTTATAGAGTTGTTCTCGATTGCTCTCGAACGTCGGCTTCAAATGCGGCTGCGCCTTAACGCGAGAAACAGAGGGCTTTTTCTTCCTTGCGTGTCCGCCGGAATTGTGGCCCGTTTCTTTTAAGCGTCCGTAAAACTTGCCCCATCCGAAGACGGTTTCAACCTTTGTTTGGTCGGCCTCAAAGGCAAAAGACGAGAGCATGGCTCCCGTTCTGCGGGGTGAGGATCGTCCCCGGAGCCGATCTTGCATCAGGACGGCGGCGGCTTGCTGCCCGGCGAGAATGCGATTCGGTTCGGCCTGTTTGGCTTTCTTGGCAAGGTATTCTTGAAGCCGTTTGATTCCGGCGGCCCCGTCATTCATCCGGGAACGCCTCGGAGATTGTAAGCGAAAAGTCGTAAGAGACGACCTCGCTTTCTTCATCAATTCCACAAACCGCCGTGAATGGAATCTTTTCAGAGCGGAAGAGGCGAACAAGATCAAGAAAGCGATTTGCACTTTCAGGCTTTGCGATAAACTCGACGACAACGCGAATCGAAAGATCATTGGCTTCGTTCGAGGTATACGTTTGATCGAGGTTCGTCTCATTCCATACGACGCGAGGAAAACTCTCTTTGATTCCCTTATAGCGCCAAACAGGAATATCCGCCGGGAGCTTTGCGAGAACGATCTCAAGATCGTTGAGCGTCATATTTTTCGATCGTCCTTTCGAGAGAGAGGTCGGTCACGGGCATTTGGTCATCATCGAGGACGTGTTGCACTTGCTGGATTTTGTAAAACCCGCTTTCGCCCTCGATTTGAGCAATATCCTGTGTCGATATATCCTCGTTTCTCCAAATTCGCGCGACAAGTTCGACGTTCACGTTCGCCTGCCGTGCTGCATAATAGCGATTGAGGCCGACGACGCGGCGCTCGAAGTATTCTCGGGCTTTCTGCGTCGCTGATTTGACCGGGTAAGAGCCGCGCGTTCCTGCGTTATCAACCGTGAACACAAGCAAAACGCCGGAATCCATCATCAAACCCCACCCGCTTTCTGAGAAAGAAGGATACTATTTTTCAGGGAACGAAGGTATTTCGGCATATCCTCGCCCGTCCGGCGCTTGGTATACATCCAAGCCGCCGTCCCGACGACAAGCGTTTGGAAGTCGTCGATATCAACGCCGCTATGATCCGCGCCGGGAAGAGTAATCCCGGCGCGGGTCAGGTGCTTTTTTGCCGCCCTGATAAGGGTGAGAAGATAGTCGTCGTCGGGCCTCGCTCCCGCTCGAGTAAGATCAAAGCGCAGGAGAACGAGAAGGGTATTTTCATCCATCAGGGCCGCCCCCTTCGATTACTCTTCGCCAGAGGCCGCCGGGGTCTGTTCGTCGGTCACATTGGCCGCCGCCGCTGCCGCGTCGGTGATCTCAACGAGAACCCAGTCCTTCGTCTTGCCGTCAGCGTCAACGTGAATGGGCTTGCCGTCCATGCGCTGAAGCGCCTTGATAACGGTCTGATCCTCGATGAAGCGAACGTCCTTGGACTGGTCAATGGTCACGCCGGAGCGCTGAACATTGAGATAGCGCTTATAGTCGCCGATAAGGAGCTTGTTCTTCGGCATGTACTGAGAGAAGACGACACGAATACCGATATTCGGGCGCTCGAGGTTGGGGACGACGTAGCGGCCCGCGCTGTCAACGGTAATGAGCTTGCGCACAAAGTGGCCGTAGAAGGTGGAGCGCTTCATAACGGCGATAATTTCGCCATAGGCTTCGTCGCCATCGTCGACAAGGGCGACTTTGGAGAGAATCTCGCCAAGGTCGAAGGGGATCGCGGTGGGCATGTTGTCAGCGTGAAGGCTGGGAATGATACCGACCATCTGCTTTCCGGTGGAGCCGGTGCCTTCGATAATCGCCTTGTCGCGAGACTTGGCGATCGCCTTCGCGAGCTTCTTTTCGACGTATTCCGCGAGGTTAATCATAGAATCGTCGATGATATCATTCGGGATGGACATATAGCCCGCGAGCTTCCAGCCGTCAAGCTCGACTTTCTCGAAGCTGGATTCGACTTCGGAGATAGCGCCGGACATTTCAACCCAAATCGCTTCGGGGTCAGCGCCGTCAAGGATAACGCGGGAAGTGCCGCCGACGGAGAGCGTCTCAACCTCACGCGCGACGGTTGCATAATCGCCCATGCGGTCGTCGATACGCGCCATAACGATTTCAGGCACAACGAGGGAAGAGTTCGCGAGGCTGTTCCCATTGGCGCGGGACTGAATCATGGTCACGATATTCTGATAGAATTCGCGAACCTCCTTATGGGTCAGGGATTCACGGGTCAGTTCACGGCGGGAAAAATTGCGGGGCATGTTTTCATTCCTCCTCATGAAAGAGTTGTTATTGTTGCGTTCTTCGGCGGGCGCGGCTGCCGGAGTGGCTTCATCCTGTTCGCGCTCTGCGGCCTCGAGCTGGGCTTCGAGATCGGCGATCTCGCCTTCGAGCGCGGCGGTCTGAGTGCGGTTTTCGTCGGAATCGTGGTCAAACTGTTCGATCGCCTGATCGACTGCCGCCTGTTCCTCTTCGGTATTGGCAGCCTCAATGTCGGCTTCGAGCTGCTTTTCACGGGTCTCGAGTTCCTGCTTCGCCGCCCGAAGGCGCTCAAGTTCCGCCTTCTTTTCGCGAATCCTTTTGTTCAATACGAGAGTACGAAGAGCCATTTGTTAAGCCTCCCTTTTGAGTTTTTGAAGAGCATTTTCGCGCCACGTTTCGGCGCGGCGCTTTTGAATGGTCTCGAAATCCGCCCTTCGGGCCGAAACGCTTGTCGTTTCATACGCCGGGAAGGTGCAAACAGAGACTTCATAGAGGGGTTCGACGCGAATGATCGTCCAATGAACGGAGCCGTCGTCCCTGAAATCGACGTGTTCCTCTGCAATTTCAAAACCGAAAGAGCATTGGTCAACGTCTCCGCGCTTTACGCGGGCATAAAGAGACATAGCATCCGCATCGTCGGGATTGATTACGATACGCCCGAAGAGACCGTGATCGTCTTCGTAGAGCGTGAGGGTTCCGGCGCGAGTGCGGCCCAAAACAAGAGTTGTATCATGATTGACAAGCGCTCGAACGTCAGAGCCAACAACGCCAGCGAAAGCGCCTTTCTTTACGGATTCGGTCGCGCCGGGCCAAAGTTCATAGATCGCATCGAATACAGAAAAATAACCCTCGATAATGAGATCGCTCCCATTGTCTCGGGCTTCTTCTCGCGCGGTGAAGTTCGTCGCTCGCGTCATAACGACGCGGCGCTCATTCCTCCGCTGGTTGAGAATCGGCATTGTCTTCGTTTCCTCCTTTCAGCTTTTTTTGAAAACCGATTGCCTCGAGAGGAATGAAGTTCTCGAGAGCTTTCAATTCGCTCAGACCTTCGCGCGGAGACATGCCGATCCAATCGCGAACCTCGTTTCCGTCCATGATGCCATGAGAAGCGAGCGTGTCGCCGACGGAAGAAAGGTCTTTGAGGCTGTAAGCGTACAGGCTGCGCGGATTGAAAACGACGTGTCTCTTCGGAGAGATCAAGAGCTTCCGGGTCATTTCCTGCTGGATGATTTGCGCGACATTCATCACAACATTTCGGATTGAATTGTTGTGTTCTTCCGCGTTGAACCCGCCAGCGCCCACGGCATAGAGCGGAACGCCCAGCATTGCGGCGATTGTCTTCTTGTCAAGAAGGACGCTATCGCTCAATGCGAGGTCATTCAGGGAGAGCGGCTTGATCGTTTGAACCTCCATCACGTCAGAAGGAACGATCCACGGCTCGCCCGCCTCAGTTGGCCCCATGTATTCGTCGAGGATTGTCCGGCGGCCCTCTTTGGACATGTCCGGGAAATCTGCGACACGGATAATAACCGACGGCTTCCACTTGTCAGCCATGAAGCCTTTTTTCGTGGCTGCCGCCTGTCGGAGATTGGACACAACATCGGAGAGCGTGACACGAAAACCCGTCCCGATAAAAGGACGATCCGGGTCGGGATTCATGACGAAATGGAGAACGTCGGAATGCTCAAAGCGCTGTCCGTTGATTAGGATATAATATCCTTCGCCTTCATCGGTAAACGAAACATGAGACGCAGGGATCGGCCTCAAGCGATCAATCAAGCCATGCTTCGTATAGGGAAGCGTCACTTGATTTCCTTCGCCCTCGAGATAGAGCGTCCGAACAATTCCGGCGATAAAGGTCTTTCGGGTCATGTACGGATTTGGTTCTATGTCGATCTTTCGGGCCAATTCGTCACGAATGCGAACGTCGCCGTCTTCGGAGTTTTCCATGAGTTTGATCGTCATGGAAGAAACACGATCGGCGATCCAATTCACGGCCATTCGTACTTCGGGATTATCCGAAAGGCGCGTATAGCCGGGAACGCAAAGCGTTTCCCGTGCCTCGACGGAAAGGAACCACTTTTCCGCCGCTT